GTGCCCGTCCAGTTTTATTACTTAGAGCGATCTAAGTTCTTTTCCTACACACAAATATAAAAACGCACAAGAGGAAGCTCCGCGATTTTATTGCTTAGAGTTTATCTAAGTTCTTTTACTTACTGCAATACTATGTAGGTGCTTAATCACATTAGAATTGCTTTAACAAACGTGTATTAACAAAATCACATGACAGAAAAATACTCAGACAGAAGTAACAGAAACTTCCACTTAACTTGTTAAATATGTCGTATTTGAAAACAACAGAAGAAATTAATACCACGTATCTAGTTGGACACCCAACTCAAGAAGTAGAAACTAAGGATGAAAATATGCCCATCCTAATGACCGCACCTATTTCAAGCTATCTAGCCAGGGGAGCCCCTGGGTATCAACAGTTTGGATGGGTAGAATATGCGGCGAAAGAAAAGGATTTCGCTACAATAGAATGGCCTTTGACCGAAACTAATGATATATATCTTCAGATTATAAAGATGAGTTTGTTTGATCATCTTTTTCCAATCGTTAATAAGGCTCAATTGCTTTTTACGTTTGACTATCTTGTTTGCAAGATTATGCCAACGACTAATGCTAATTTCCAAGGTTTGGCAAGAATTTGTTATTATCCTTTCCCCGATGACCAATTTGAGAAAAGGAATAACATAACACTGAAAGAACCAGCTACAAGGAGGGTGGTTTCTTTGGATCTTACACCTACGGATACTATGCCGTATATAATGAAGATTCCAAATAATCTGCCGCTTCATTGGTACAAAATAGGAGATTCTTACCTAATGAATTACATGCTAGGAAAAATAGTAATTCAGGTAATTTCACCGCTAGCGACCAAATCAGCTTTGACAAAACTGACTTATACAGTCAGATATTACTTTGAGGGATTTAGGACCTCTGCGAATAATGTCACGTAATGTCAATTCATTTTTGTTGAATAATCCCACGTCTTTCGGACAGGTCAGACCGACCTTTTCTAATAGTTCAATTCTATTAAATGGAAATTACAATAAGGCTCATGATTTTATGAATGCGAATGCCCTAAACACGCTTCAGTATCCTAATGTACCACCGCCTCCTTATGTTAAGGATTCACCCTCTCTGCTTTCCTCTGCAGAAAAAGCAGGTGGATTAGGGGAGATGTCAACAATGGGTATAGGAATGGGCGTAGGAGCGATGGACTCAGCACTCAATGATTACACTAATATGAAAATTGAGAATCAAGTGAGGACGGGAACAGGGCCTGACGGTCATGCGTTTGATGCCGTACAGCATGCACAAAATCAAGTGGCGTCAAATAATGCTCATTCAGCATTCAGATCTTCAGCATTGATGCTAGGATCAGCTCTAGGTCCAGAAGGATTAATAGGAGCTGGAGTTCTTTCAGCAGCAGATTATGCTCTGCAAGCTGTAACACAACCCTCAGAGAATACCACCAATAGCACTAGTGGCGATTTGGTAAATGCAAGCACCGCAAATTAATATGGAACAAATTGTAACAACAAATCCGATCCCTGTTTCAGGGACTACCTCCACGGTTCCTCTAAGTATTGAGGGCACAGCAACTGCAGGCACAAGTCAGAATAACATTGTGCAAATGCTATATGAACCCGACATTTTGCAACAACTATCATGGCACGGTAAATTCACTATAAACCAGACCCAATCACGGGGGGCGAGTGTGTTCACTTGGGATTTCGCCCACCTTTTTAGAACGAACGAACAATTGCTATGGGTTTCTGGATCCGGCAAACAATCTGTTTACAAGCCTTCTATAGATTATAATTTTGTCAGACTCTTCTTTGCTAGGATGTCAAGATGTAATTTTTTCTTGCGTCTAATTCCTGTTAAGGTGGCAGACTGTAGAGTTTCATTGAATGTGCTTTTTGATTATGCCTCAAGAGATACAGTGATTAAACCGGTCACAGTGACTACTATGAGCAATGATAACATGTTGATTCTTCTGGATGATCCTAAAAAGGAGACTATCATAAATGTGCCGGCTTTCTGGCTTGTGAACTATATTCCCAATAACATGGGCATAGCAGGCACGAAGTACATGCTGAATTCATTCATGCCGACTACGAGAATAAATTTCACGATTTCTTCACCATACCAGCCAAATTTGATTCAACCTGACAGTTTTGAGGTCATTGTTGAATTCGGTTTCACAGAAAAGCAGATTAGTGGGTATTCTTCAAATACCTCTTTTACGTATTACGGGACTGTCCCCACAACTTCAGAACCAAGAGCATGGGTTTTCAACACAGTTGGAGACGTAATTCCACCATAATGTACAATTCACAGACAATTGCAGATACTAACACCACGCTTCAAATAAAAGCTAATGAGCTTGTACCTAGTATTGAAACTAAACAAGAGTCCTTGTTCGATAGAGTGGTTGATTCTGGTTATACCGCCACCATCAACACACCTGTTCTCAGGAATAATAAGAATGCCATTGTGGGTGTTAACCTATGTGGCTTTATCCCCGACTTTACTCTCAAGGATCCATACTGGTCCCAAATGCAGAGGAACATGGCGGCTGTCCAAGCTTTTCCGAATTCGGCCAATTTTGTTCATATTGAACAAGATATGCAAATTTTGCCAGTAATGCATGCTATGTATTCCCATAGACTGTGTAGTGGAACTATAAATGTTATTCTTAGAATTAGCAGCAATACGTCCCAAACTGGCAATATAATTATTTCGCAACAATCAGGTTTGATACCCAAACTTTACACAGTGAATGAGAATTATCAGGGTGCTAGATTCCAAAATGATGGGCATTACACAGCTGATCCCATGATTTGCAATTTTACTATACCTGATGTGTCTTTGATCAGACAGGTCGGAATTCGGACTGTGTTCCGGCAACCTGTAGAGGTTGTAGATATCCAGAAAAAGATTTTTGAATTTTCCTCTAATACACCGCCTAGTGTAGATGCCATGAGTCAATTCCCCGAGGACTGGCTTATGATTGGAATAGTGTCGAATTTACCCGATAGTGCGGCCTCGCAGCTGTACATTCGTTTTCTTTTTGATTATTCAGAGGTTAGTTTTATAGCTCCAATGTATCCAATGATGCCTGCTATACCTCATAACCCGTCCCAGCAGATTCTGCAGCACAGCAGAACATTTGTTGGAACCACAGGGGATAGAAAGGAAATGGCATATTTCCTACCTATAGCCCAGACCACTTTTAGTGATAGGATTATGGAAGCCTATAAGAAAATGAAGGCCAGACAGGAAGTAGACGAAATAAATAAAAGAGCTAAAGATCTCGTTATTAGAGAAACCAACGAGAGAATTAAACATGAAGCTGAAAGGAGGAGAATGGCGGAAGAAGCAGAGAGAGATAGGTTGAGGCAAGAGCAAGAGGCTGGTCAGACTAATTCTTCTCAAGAAGTGGACCCTCGTACTACGTCTGATGACACACCAAGACAAATGACGCGGGACCAACAAAAAATGTCCCAAATTGACGACACTCGAGGGAATATAATTCCTAAGAAAAACTCTGGTAGCTAAAACATGACCCGATCGCACAGTTGAAACAATACAATGATGTCGTCCAGCGCCCAAACGGGGGGAGAGTAAACCGGATGAAAACGAATGATACCCTATTTGAAGAGCTTTGGATCCTGAAGAACAGCATGGATAAGGGAGCACGATGAGGAATAAGATCCAGTGCTTCATCCAATAACAATGTCGGGAACAGGGGAGAAGTTTAAACTCTTTGGTAGGGTAGATATGTCTAATTGGAAGGTGAGTCTCCCTAGACTAGTTGATTGCGGAGACAATCTAGGATAACGGCAACGGTAGAATAATAAATGTAGCGTGTCCTTAAGGAGCGCTTGTATCGTCCCCAAATCAGAAACATAAACATAAAACAAACATGTCAGCACAAAATACGAATAAACTGCTGACCGGGCGCACCAACGAAACTGTAGAAGTAGAAGGAATTTCCACTTATGGAAGAGCATTTATCATGTTCAAGAGAGTGTGGGGAGAAGCATTACCCATGAGGTTTAGCAATTTTGATGACAGGTTGATGACCGTTGATCTGTCTCATAATAACATTAAGAAAGCAATGAAATTTTTTACGACTTTTGACACAGATGTTAAGGAGGCCCCATACCACTACGCTATGAGCCCTACGGATGAGACAGGACCATGCAGGTGGCATGCTGCAGTAGTAGTACAAAGAGGTCCGTTTATAGGCAGCCTAGGCTTTGGATCCGGGAAGAACAAGAAGGAAGCTAGGAATCTAGCGAAGGACAATCTTTGTGAGGTAATGGCTGAGATGTACGAATTGGTTCACGAATATCATGATGTCGGACTACTTGCTAAGAGACTGAAATTTGGAATGATATCGGAGGAGCATTTTGAAAGCTTGGATTTTATCCAGTTCTTAAGAGGAAGTGCAGATTTCAAAATAGGCACTCACATTTCTATGGAATTGGACAATGAAGAGATTCGTAATTATTATTGTAAGCTGGATAAGACGTATAGAGATATACGATTTCCGCCTAGATGTGTTGAGTGCTCCGGTGAAAATTCCAATCCCTACTTCAGTCTGGAAAAATTGTTGAATGATGTAGAGTTGAATCCTGGTCCTGTTACCATTCCAGCCCAAGGCATAATTAGAGAGAATTTGGATTTGCAGAAAGTAAAGTTGACATTCCCAGATGGAGTAGAATTTACATTCCTGAATGAGAGATTAGTTATCGATGATGAATACATTCTGGTGAAACGACCTGACGCGGCATTCATGTCCTATATAAATATGAATGCGAAGCAGTTTCCTACTATCAATTTTGAAAGTGAACCCCAATGGAAGAAACAATCCACAATTTGGAGCAACCACCATGATTACCAACCATTCCTAAGATGTATTATAGTTGGGCATGACAATTTAAACAAAGTAAACAAAACCAATGACTTGTTCAAATTTTATGATGTTACAAAAGGTAGTGTTCATAGGTTTAATAATTTTTTGTTTATCCCAATCTCGCACCTAAAAGTTAGATTTTCTAAATTGTGGATGGACGGATCCAATGTAGATATAAAAACCCTAAATATGTTCATGTCGTCTATAGTTAATCAGGACATGAACAAAACACAATTTGTACAAACTGTAATTAGAATTGTACAACTGAAGATGATGTTAATAAAGAGTAAGGACAAGATTTTGGACGAATATGCCAATCTATTCTGGACCTTGTATAGATCCACGGTTAAAAACATGAAGGATAAGAGGAGAGATTATACAGATTATGACCTGAATACTGAGCTGGCCAAAATTGACATCATAGTTCCTACGACTATAGCTAAGATACAACCGCACAAACTCAATACTAAAAATATCTTTTTTATTGAAAATGATAAAGGTATGAAAGATCAGATTTTAAATCAGACGATCTTGGCACCCTTTGACCAGAAGGCCCCGGAAGAAATGAAGTTGGACGAATTGAGAGAGTTTTACTTGAGTGGAAGGTCAATGATCTTCGGCCACACAGTTACACGGAAGAATTTTAAGGCCGATAGGGTATATAACAGAATAGCCGTTACGCAAGTTCCAATTTCTACGGATTCTCAAAAATTCTTGTATAAGCTGATTAGTAGTAGACACAGAAATTACCATATATACGATGTTTTTGAATCCGTGGTTAAATACATGAATTTAGACAATTTAAGCCCAGATTTCCAAATGAAAATACTGCTGAAGATGTGCAAGCTGCAGTTTGGTTCTATGGATTATAAAGGGCTTTATCAACTGTACATGAAAAACAATAAAACAGATGCTGATTATGAAATATTGGCACTGAGTTCGCAGAATGAGATGGTAGCTTTTGGAAAGTTATTCGACATTGATTATGATTTCAATTTGTTTGCCAACCGCCAATATATCAAGATGCTCAAGGGACCGTCTAACATAACTAAAGATTTGGATTTGGATGATCAAGGATGGTTCGCCCGTATGAAGAACAAGCTCCTGGCTCCGGCTTATAAAGTGGCCGATAAGTGGGAGAAAGCTGGTGAATCGATAACCAATTTGGCTGATATGGCGACTGAAACAGTTAACAACTTTTCCGCCAAACTTAGCGACTTGGGACTACAGAACACCTGTACTAAAGCGGTCTTTTTTGACTCGGACAGCATCAAATCTTGCTATCAATCAGCAAAAGCACTCGTAGTAGCACTTTTTGAAGATGTTTTGACCAAAATATGTAATTTATTTGGAGTGACTTACGAAAGGAAAATATCCCCTTATACATTGTTTATGTACTACTTGATTTGGAAGGAAACTGATAACAAATATATGAGATTCCTCTTATTGATTGACATAGCAGTACAGTTGGGAATAGCTGACTTGATTTGGGAATTGCTCGTAGCAGTTTATCATAAATGTAAAAGTATGCTAAACCCTACCAATATAACGAGGAATTTGGAAAAAGAGAAGTATCTGATGGAACAGGCTAAAACAATCCAATTGATGAAAGAAGATACTATGGAAAAACGTAAGCAATTGCACAAAACTGAGCAAAATTCCCCAGTAGATGTTCAAGACGAGGTTGGATTTATGGATGGCATAATGCAGTTGCTCACCGATGCAACACCTGTGGTTTTAGGTACTGTAGCAGTTGCTTTGTTGGGCATCTTGGGATATAAGGCAGTGGAAGAAAAAGAAGTTAACATAGGAAAGAAGATTGTCAACATAGCTAGAAACATGAGCTTCTTAGCTCTGGGAATTGGATCCATACCCAAAGTGTATAGCACATTCATGGGTATTTTCAAGTATGTTAAGGAGTGGATTACCGAGAAGCTGAGCAGCAACTTCAAGAGTGAAATAACCTTGGAAAATGAGGCCAAAAAGTTCTTAAAGACAGCAATATACACACCAGGAGCTTCGGAGTATGTTCTGTTCTCCGATTTGGCTGTTTGCATAAAATTCTTCGAACATTATTCTCAAGCCCTTGAGTTCAGCAAGGAATTATACCGGATTAAGTGCCCAAGAATAGCTGCTGAGCTTAAGCAGAGAATAAAGGACATAACTGCGTTGAACACTTTAGCTATGTCAGCAGTAGCCATGCAACTGAAAGGAATAGAACTGGTGCATATACAGTACTTCTCGGAACCAGGAGTAGGCAAGACAGATTTGATGCTTCACACCGTCGAAGTGGCAGATCAGATACGAATCAAAGTGGAGAACCAGATGAGAAAAGAAATAGGTCTGCCTGAAGTTAAGACATCAAAAATACCCAGCAGTGGAATTTATATGGCTAATGAGAATACAACACATGAAGATGGATACCACGGACAAAAGAGATGCATAGTGGACGACAAACACGTAGTCAAAAATCCATGTCCAGAAACTATCGTAGACATGCTATCCAAGGTTTCAGGAACTCCCCGCATTGTTAGAAAAGCAGACTTGAATTCTAAGGGTATGGTTAGAGGAGTGTTGACGGAAGTTTCGGCGACGAACGTCCCATTCCCTAAGTTTGACGGCATGTATAAATATGAAGCTTTGTGGAGAAGAAGGATTCTGGTAGGACTCAAGGTCAAACCTCAGTATCAATTGCAAAATGGCCAAGTTGACAACACCGCCATATTGAAAGACAAGCTCGATCGCAAGAGGGGAGAGCACCTCACATTTACTATTTTGGACCCAGTAAATGAAGGACTGGTACCTGAGCAGTCTTGGATGTCTAATATGGAGGCTGCTGACTTTTGGGATGTACTCCAATCGAAAGTCGAAGTTCATTTCCTACGAGAGGGGACAAGACAATATCAGAATCCAACTATGGCAGAATTGCGCCATCACTTCGAAGCTATGATGGAAAACATACGCACTCAGATTGGCCAAGACGCACCTAAAGATGTCCATGGAACCATTGCTATGATGAGAGGGGTGATTGAGCAGAAAGTTGATAAATGGATTCTTGAGGACGAAGAAGAAAAGACTTTTTATGAAAAGAACAAAGAACGAGAACTAGCAGAATTAGATGTCCTCGAAATTGTTAGTCCCTATATGACACCCGAAAATGATGCTCTAATGCAAAATTTGATAGATCTAATCCCTACAATGGACGATTCCGAGCCACTCGTGAATATAGCAAATATATTTTCCAGTGCATGGGCAGAATTAGAATACGAGCGTAGAGCAGACGGACATGTATATAGGATGGTCGCAAGCAATAACATGAGCAGAATGAGAGATGCCAGAGTAGATTACAACAACATATACTTGGATATGAATGTGGACACGCAGACATATCATATGGCGTACAAATCTGAGAAACCTCTATCGACATACGATCAAGAAGTTGTCCTCCATCATTTAATGAAGCTTAGCATCAATGATACGAAAGATAAAGTCATGGCAGCTATAGCAATAGAGAAAGATAAACAAACATCTTATTCAATGTATGAAACTATTAGAGATAAATTAGGAAAAACATTGAGAAGGACCGAAGAAATATTGAAAGCATCGGGCACCTGGTTGTGGGATCAAGTTTCTCATTATGCAAAAAGTTTCTTCACTGCGGCAGTACATGGGCTAGGCATAGTGACCTCATTCTTTGTTTTTGTTACCATATTGGATATATTAGCTCCGAAGAATATTGCCTATAGTAGGACTAATGATAGACGTGTTGTAACAGGGCCCTCGATTTCCAACATATCTAGAACACTGGAGCACAACACGCAGATGCTAGCCAAATCTGTTTCTTACAGAATGTTCATAAAGAATGGAGTAGACACTAAAGAGTGCATGGCCATAGGTATTTCAGGATCCGTTTTTATGGTTAATTGGCACGCGGTGTGTGATATAACGAGACCAGCTACGGTTATCATAGCTGACAATTTGACAGTAGAAAAAGATCCAGTCGGGTGTCTAAAAACACTCAATATAAAGCCAAATCAGATTAAGAGATTAAGTTATAAGAACAAGGATTATGACGCAGCTCTCATATATATAGAAGGATTCAGACCAGTGCGAGCTGCGCTGAACTATTTTGTCACAGATTATGACTTAGAGGACGACTTTATTAATTTCACAGAAGCGAAATTTCAAGCCCTGATGCTTAAGGATCAACAAAATTCAGCGAAATTGGGAGTATATAGCGTTAAGAGAGCTTGGGTTACAAGTCCGTGGTATGGAGCGGATGCTGTAGATACTAGCAATAGGGATATTGTAAAACATACAGATCACTTTATGTTTGAACATAATACTGTAGCTCAACATGGAGATAGTGGCTCCTTGGTTTATCATAATAATACCAGGATTGCTCCGAAATTCTTTGGAATATTGACAGCCTCTAGCTGCACAAAAACTTATTTCGGTTGTGTGACGCAGGAGGCCATAAAAAATACTCTGGTAAAATTTTCGAAGGAATCCACTATGACAACAATTGCAGTGCAAGGAGAGAAGATTGAGAATATACATAGACTATATGACGTGTTTGAGTATCCAGAACACGTGTACGTATCACACTTGCCCAATCAGAGTGTTTCCACGAACCCAGGCTATGAAAAAACACCCATAGCCAAATATTTCGACTGCCAAACCCAACCAGCTGTACAAACCGAAAATGATCCACGAGTTCCGGTAGGAGCAGATCATTTTTTGAAAGCCTCCTTGAATAAGTCTATAGATTATAAGCCAAATACATTCACATTTGAAGAAGAGAAGTTTTATACCGAGTTTTTGAGAACAATGTATTTTAAGTACATGCCCTATGTAAATAAGGTTAGAGTTTATGATACTGTTAGAGCTATTACAGGAGTAATGAGAATGGGGTCTACATCAATAGATACTAAAAGCAGTGCAGGTCTACCCTATAAACTAGAGAAGGGAGTTTCAGGAAAAAGACCATTTATAGCATACAACACAACGGAAAACTGTTGGCAGATACAAGAGAGAGTTTTCAGAGATGTTGAGATGTATCAAAAACACTACTCAGCTGGATTTGTCCCATACAATGTGAAATTGGAGTTCAGGAAGAGAGAGTTGGTATCACAAGAGAAAGTAACCCGCAGCAAAACCAGAACTGTGGGAACAGGCAACATGTGCCACCTGATTTTATACAATAAAATCAATAAGGACTTTTTTACAATATTGAAGAATAGCTGGTTAGAAAACAGACCCATACCCTTCGTAATAGGACTGAATATGGAGGAACACACAGAGTTATTTATGAGTTTCTTCGTTAACAAGAATTACATCTTGGATTTTGATGTTAAGTCTTGGGAACAAAAAGTGTCCTTAAAACATCTCCTCTTGAATAACAGAGTAAGGACCACCATTATATCAGACATGTATAAAGTAAGAGGAGAAAAATTGCCGTTCGATATAGGAACGGTAGGAGCGGGAATAGCTGTGGATTATATGGATGCTGCTGTAGCATTCGAAGATGTAATATACGCGAAATGGTCTGGCCTATTGTCAGGACATCCAGGTACGCTAGTAGAAAATTCAGAAGCTCACTTGGGTGAGATAGCTCTTATTGTCAGAGATATTTTGATAAGGGCTGGAAAACCAGAATTAGCCACTCCAACGAAAATTTTAAATAATGTAACTACAATGGTAGCAGCCGATGACGTTTTAATGTCGATATCAGAAGCCTGGTTGCCATGGGTCAATCTAAAGACAATAGTAGAAGGTTACAATAGAAGAGGTTTTGACATAACCGCAGCTGATAAAAGTCAAAACTTTAAAGTCAACAACATATTTACTGCACAATTTTTGAAACACAATATTGTGCAAGATGAGGAAGAGCGTTACGTGCACGCTCCACAGTCAGAAGTAATACATCAATTGTTGCATTGGGTTAGAACAGATACTGAACTGACCAAAAAACAACAGTTCCACACAAATATAGATAATGCGATGAGAATGGCCTTTTTTAAGGGTCGTGACTATTATGATCAGATTAAAGACAGATTGAATTTAGCGTTACTAGATACTAGGGACAAAGAGCAATGGCCGTATTCATATGAGCACATGCGGGACAAGATTTACTTAAACTTCCGCGTGGGTTCGGATCCTGTTGCAAACGCAGAGCACGACGATACAGAAATAGATTTTAGGTTTTAAAGTGATTTAACAATTTTCCTAAAGGTGAGATTCATTTATTTACTGTAGACAAGCATACAATTAAGACATAAATTACGGTGTTGGGATTAGTTTAGTTTATTTAGTTATTAAGATAATAGTTTTAAAATTTGACTACTATATACAAAGCAAAATAAAAAGCCCTTAAATGGGACCCAAA